GCATCTTCTAACGAAATCGGCGGCTAAACTCTCTCACGTCTTCTTTCGGGCATAGTTCCTGAACTCCGGCGGTTGTCGCCGATGCAACAGCAACAGGCAGTGCATCCGTCGGAGTTTTTAAAGAAGACATTAATCAAGCATCATTATGATACAACTGGACGAGATACTGTATAATGCCGTTCGAGCCGACGCCGCACTGATGAAGGCTGTAGGCGGGCGAGTGGTCAGCACTTGTTTCGAGGTCAGCCCCGACGACAAGGACAACACTCCGCTGCCGTGCATCATCATCAACGACAACGGACGCCAGGCTCAGCCCGAGACCAAAGACTCCGGCTGGTTGCTCAGCGAGTGGAAAGTGCAGGCCGACATCGAGGTGGATGCCGAAAGCCCCAAGGATGTTGACCGCATCATCGAGATGTGCAACCGCGCCGTGGCCGCTTACGTCGCCACCCTAGACTATGCCGACACCCCGCAACTCGACAGCATCCAGACCGCTGGCAAGGCGTGGGACTGGATGAAGCCCTGCTACCACGACCGGCTGATATACAGCGTCACCGTCTGCAAAAATTATAATGAAAATGAGTAAGACAAAGGATAAAGTCATCGACGGGCAGAACGAACAGCAGGCACCTGCCGTGGCTGCTGACATGGGCAACGGCGGCACGGCCGCCAACAATCCTCTCGACGAATTGCTGAAAAAAGGCACCGTCATCCTGACTGCCAAGACGCGCGAAGAGCTGTTCGCACAGAACGAGCAGATCAAGGCCGAGGCAAAGGATGTCACCATCGGATGTGGTGCTATCGGACGCAACTCCGACGCTAATTATACACTACGAATTGATATCATCAACTAACATAGGAAGAAATTATGGCAACATTATATGGTCAGAACCTCAGAATAATGGTGTACGATTCCACCCAGTCAAAATATATTAAACTGGGAATGGCAACCAACTGCACCATCAATCTCACCGCAAATACTGAGGAAAGTTCGACAAAAAGCGACTTAGACAGGCTGTCAAAGCCTGAGGTGGTCAGCAAGTCCTGGACTGTGCAGGTAGAATCAATCGATGTATCGGATGTCAATGCTATGTATCAGAAACTACGCTACGGCACACCATTTACGCTTGTCTGGGATGAGACGTCTCCATCAGGCGGCGGTTACGCAATGGGGGCAGCTTTTGCACGTAAAGGGGATGCATTGTTAACAGACGCAACTTTTACCTTCAACGACAGGGAGAACTCCACAAAGAACCTTACCTTTACAGGGCAAGGCCCGCTGGAGAAGCTCGAATCTGCTGTAACGGCAGTCAGTGCCGATGTGGATTCCTACACCAAGGGCCAATCTGTACGCCTGTTTATCTACCCCACCGCATCAGGGGCAGAGCATAAAGTGATCGCTGCTGCTAAGGCGTTGCAGATTCACTACAGCGTTCAGCTTGAGAACAACTCCACCAAGGACACCGAAGGCGACTGGCTGGTACAGGAGATGACGGGCTACAGCTACGACATCACGAGCCAGGCATTGGTACGCTCGAATGATACCATCACATCGCAGGTGAATGCACATGACTTGGCCAGCATCGAGGATCTGTACGAGGCTGGGCAGCCAGTAAGGTGGAACATCAGTAATGTGAGCGGCGACAACAACCGTACCGCTGAAGGCAGTAGTATTCTTTCAGGCAAAGCCGTCATCACCTCGCTCTCCATCCAGGCCAGCAACAAGGCTGTTGCAACCTACAGCACACAGTTGCAAGGCTACAGCACACAAGACTAAACCCTCTCATCGCGCCTGCCGCTGCATCGTGCCATTGCATTCAATCAACGAGCATTTGGCGGGCGTTTTTTTCTTCGTAACATTCCAGTCACTTCAGTGGCTGGCTAAAATCAAGGAACTATGAACATCGAAACCAAGCACATCACCATCAACGGCCGCCAGCTGCCCGTGCAGTTCTGCGCCGCCACCATGATTCACTACGAACGGATTGTCGGCAAGCCCTTCAGCGGCGAGCGGTTTGAGATGCAGACGAGCCGCGTGGTACTCATTATGGCTGCCAACCTGACGGCCGACGAGGACAGTCAGCTTACCATCGACGAATTGGCATACCAGACACCGTGGCAGGAACTGCGCGATGCCTTTGACATTGTGCTACAGCTGCTAACAGACTTCTTCGTCATCCCCGACATCATCAAAAAGGTCGAAGAAGAGAAAGCCGACAAGCAGGAGGGCGAGAAAAAAAACTGATATCCGCCCACGAACTCTTTGAAGTCTTCGTGGGCGAGATAGGAATCAACCCCGAACAATTCTACTACGGACTACGCTGGTGGGAGATGCAAGCCATCATCAGTGGTTACAACCGCCGCCACCGAGACATGTGGAGTTGCAACCGCTGGCAAACCTTCTACCTGATGAAGGCGTTCGGTTCAGACCTCGACAAGGCAGGCATCCACCAGCCGAAAGACCTGCTGCAGCTGCCCTGGGACAAAGACATGGCCCAAACTCCAACCTACAGCGAAGAGGAGGAACGGCAGCTACAGGAGGAAATGCGCATGTGGAACCTTCAGCACCAGCAGCCACCAGCCACTCAGTAAACCAATAACCACTTTGCACCCGATTAGTAACCGGTTACTAATAGGGTTTTCATTTGGAACTATGGCAGATATATCAGGCACATTTGAAGTAGACGGACTCATCAAGCAGAAGCAGGATCTGGAGAACCTGCTGATGACAAACCCTGCAATGGAAAAGAAGGTGCAGGGCTTGATTCGCAAGGTACTACTGGCGGCGCGCAGACAGGTTAGCGGCGACATTCACGGAATGAAGTTCAACAACGGTGACCCCCGCCAGGCATACAAAGCCGTGAAGTCGGCTGTCTATCGTCGCATCTTGGGTGGTAACGTCAGCATACTGAACAAGCGCAAAGCGGGCAGGCGCGGCCCCGTTCCGCCCGTGGTTCACAAACTGGAAACAGAGGTAAACAGCAAGGGCAACCACCGGGGCGGCAACCGCATGCCACGCTCACGTCGCACCGAAGACCTGCTGACCTATCAGGGGGCCGACCGCGGCTTCATTCTCCGCTTCCTTAACCAGGGAACCAGCGACCGTGAGTCGCGCATCGGCGACCGTGGTGCCATCGCTCCGCGTAACTTCTTCGCTAACAGCAGTCAGAAGGCAATGGAGCAAGCCGCCGTGCAACTGGACGCATTGATAGAAGAACTGATTAAAAAGGAAATGAAATAAGATATGGCAGACGTAATCACCAGACTAAGGGTAGAGTCATCAGAATACGACTCCAAGATACAGCGGGCAGCGAAAGGGTTGCTCCACATGGAAGAGTCGTGCCGCAAGGTGAACGGCACGCTGGCTGTGCTGGAAAAAGACCAAAAGGCATTTGTGCAGGGCCTCGGACAGATGCAGACCGTGAGTAACACAGCCCGTGGGAGGGTGGCAGAACTGACAGCAGCATTCACCGACCTGTCGGCACAGTATAACCGTCTGACGGCACAAGAGAAGCAGGGTGACTTCGGGCGTGCGCTCAGTTCCTCACTCGACAAGCTGAAGAGCCGCATACAAGAAAGCCGGGCAGAACTCGACCAGATTTCCAATTCGCTGAAGTCGCCGAAGAGCGGCATGGAGCAACTGAGCGGAGTAGTGAATACATTCGGCTCTAAACTGGGAGTGACAGGCAATCTGACCGAAATGCTGACCAGCAGGACTGCCATGCTGACGGCTGGCATCAGTGCTTCGATTGTAGTAATCAGCAAGGCCACCCAGGAATGGGCGAAGTACAATTCTGAGCTGGCCAAGCAAGACCAGATTACCACCGTGACTACGGGACTAAAAGGCACTGATGCAGACAATATGACCGACCAAGCTCGTGCGCTGGTAGATACCTACAACGTGGACTTCCGAGAGGCCATCAATGCAGCCAACGTACTAATGACACAGTTCGGCAAGTCGGGCGAGGAAGCGATGGACTTGATACGCAACGGCATGCGCGGCATGATACATGGCGACGGGCCGAAGCTGCTCCAGATGATTCAGCAGTACGCCCCCACCTTCCGTGATGCAGGCATTGCCGCCGACCAGCTGGTGGCCATCATCCAGAACTCAGAGGGCGGCCTGTTCACCGACCAGAACATGAACGCCATCGTAATGGGCATTAAGAACATCCGACTGATGACCAAGAGCACCAGTGAGGCACTTGCCAAGCTGGGAATTGACGGGCAGGAGATGACCAAGAAGCTGAACGACGGCTCGATGACCATCTTCGAGGCTATGCAGCAGGTGTCGAAAGCCATCAACAACGCAGGCGGTGCAAGCCAGGCAGAAGGCGAGGTCATGCAGCAGGTGTTCGGCCGTCAGGGAGTCGCTGCCGGTACCAAACTCGGCGAAGCCATTGCCACGCTGAACACCAACCTCGAAGAAACAAAGCGGCAGACGGGAGAGCTTGGCGATTCCTACGATGAACTGTACGAAGCCAACGAGCGGCTGAACAAGGCCATCCGTCAATGCTTCGAGTACGACGGCTGGGAACAGATGGCCACCAGCATCAAGGCCAATCTCGTAACCGCCCTCGCTTACGTGGTCGAGAAATTGGGAGGTATTAGGCGGCTGCTGTTCGGCATAAATGGAAAAGAGGCACGCGAAAGTCTGGGCGGTGACAAAAAAATCGACCAGCAGATAGCCATGCTTGGCAACGGAAAGTCACAGCGATCTCGCAACACCTACAACAGACAAGTGGCTGATTATGAATCATACATCGACGACCGTAACAACTATCTGAATGCCCTACAGATGTGGCGACAAGGCGATAGAAGCGAAACCATTGCAGCTGCTGTACAGGGCGGCAGGGAAAGGTTCGGTATCGACGAGCGAAAAATCCGTCAGCAGACACAGGCCGCATACGGTATGCTGGAGGACTATCGCAACAGGGCCAAGAAACTGTTTGAGACACCATTAGAGCAAACAGTCAAAAATACAGCCCCGAAGAATACTGACCCAAAGAAAAACAAAAAGGAAGATGAGAACTACGCCGCTGACAGCATTCGCGCCCAAGAGAAAGCCGTAGAGGAACTGACCAAGAAATGGAAGACCTGCTCGGAAGAACTGCGCGACGGCGTAAAGAAAGAACTCGACGAAGCCAAAAAGAAGCTGGCCGAGATGAATGGGACGGCAATCATAAGCGGTTCGATAGCCGACTATCAGGAACAGATAAAAAAACTCAACGAAGAACGGCAGAAACTGACCGACCCTGTATCCATCGCGATAAATGACCAAGCCATCAAGGATGTGCAGGCAGAGATAGACCGCTTGAATGGAAAGACCGTACCGATACAAGTAGAAGCTGACACGTCAGGGCTTGACGGATTCGGCGCGAAGATGATGGATAAAATCAATGCCGAGATGGCTGATGCCAACATCGAGAAAAACACACAGACACTCGCGACATTTATCAAGAACGGAATTGCTGCTGGAATAGAAGGCATGGATGAGATAGGCCGACAGCTGAGTGAAACAATGTTGAATGATGGTGAAATCGACCAACCTGTCGAGCAATACCTTGAAGAAATTAAAAGGAAACTAAAAGGTTATATCGACGAAAAGGATTGGCCACAGATAGAACTCGCTGTCAAGAATCTGAACTTCAAGCCCATTGAGGAATTTAACCAAAAGGTGGAGGATGCTGCCAGAAAGACTCGTGCGGGATGGAATGCGGTGGTAAACAGCGTGGCGAGGGTAGGCAGCGCACTGAACAGCATCGAAGACCCCACGGCCAAGATTATAGGTACTATTATGCAAGGTATTGCCGAGGTGGCACAAGGTGCCGGCTCTGCTATAGCGAAGGCTGGCAAAGAAACAACAACATGGTATGAATACCTGTCGGCTTCTGCATCCATCACAGCATCGATGATTACCACCATCGCACAGATTCACAGCGTGACGGGCTATGCACAGGGCGGTATCGTCAAAGGAAACTCATACAGCGGTGACAATATCGGGGCAGTGGTTGACGGTAACCAGCTGGTTGGATTGAACGCTGGAGAAGTAGTGCTTACGCGAGCCATGCAGGGGAATCTCGCCGAGCAGTTGGAGGGTGGAAGTCGGATGGATAACCTACACCTTGAAGCTATCGTGCGAGGCGACGACTTAGTGATGGTACTGAACAACAACGACAGCATCTGGGGACGCGGCGACTATGTGACTAACGTAAAACAATGAGAGATTATGAATAACTGGGGAATCAAATGGCAGTTGCAGTTTAAAGATGCCACAGAAGTGCTGTGCGATGTCCGCATCAGCGACTACGGATATACAGGGACAGTCACACAGCTGACGGGGGCAGCCACGCCGCTGGTAACAAAAGAGGACAACTCTGACGACGCGCTCTCGCCGCTGCGCCGACAGGTGGCCACCATTAGTTTTGTAACCAGCAGCAGTGGGCTGCTGCAAAGCATCGCTCCAAATAGCAATACAGAGCGACTGGTCGAGATATACAGAGGCGGCTCGCTGGTATGGCTGGGATTCTTGCAGGCAAAGACCTACGAGCAGCAGTACGGACTCGGCAACCGAGAGGTTAGTATCAATGCCGTATCGCTGGTGGGAGCACTTGAATACGTCAGGGTTCCTTCCATTAATACGTTTAATACTCTCAGTTATTGGCAGATGCTGGTAGAGGCAATGGACTTGCTGCGCGTCACTCCTTCTATGGTAATGGTTATTAACAGCATGACAAATGCTGATGATTTCCTGCAGCAATATATCAGGATGGGAAAATACGTGCGGGATGTCACCCTGGCAGGCAATGTCTATGACACTCCTACAAGGGATTGCAGCAATTACAGGACACTGATAGAGGATGTGTGTACGCTACATGGACTCACGCTGCGCGACATTTATGGGGGCATTATATTCATCGACCCAGCAGCGGTCATCGACAACGACGGATCACCAAGCTATCGCATGACTATATGGAGAAACTGGGCTAACATCAAGAATGGCAGCTATACACCAACAAGCGAGGGTACAGATGACCTTGACAGCCTGTCTCAGCTCATCGCTGTGTCGATGGGCACCAATAACACCACCAGCACACAAGGAAGGTATGACGGAGTAATGGTGGAGTCTGACACATCACCCAGCGTATATGAATTATTGCCGACGTTACACATCAAGCAGAACGCTACCAATACCATACACGAGTTGCATGGTGACGAGATGTGTATCCAATTCCCGGCACTGCCGAGATATAGCAATCTGAACGGAATAACATACCTGGCATACGAGCATGGTATTTCGAACGACACATGGGGAGAGACACCGATGGGGCCTGACGATGATCAGAACATAGAAATAATGCAGAAAATCGTCGCATTGGCGGCTTCGCAGAACAATACCGGCTACGGGTGGGCGATGGCTGTACCATGCGCATTCAGCATGAAGGGCGACGGATATAAAGACGCGATATACTTGAATCTGGCAAGGAAGAATGACATGGTACCCAACAATACCAGGTTTGTTCCTCCGATATATACCGTTGCAGGCACCGACAATGTAACGCTGATGAACGGAAATATCGTCATCGACTTCAACACCAAGGCATTCATCGCAAATGATGATGCAAGGTCGTTATACATGCTTGAAGATGACAACGGAAAACAACTCTTGTACTATCTGATATGCCGACTTCGCGTAGGTACGGAGGAAGACGGATATTTGTACTACTACGGAGACGGAACCTGGACTGACAATGTTTGCCATTTCGGTATAGCATTGGGGGAGGACGGAAGCCCATACGGAGGAAATACATTGCCAAGAGAGGTCAGGCCGACAACAGGTGGAATCCTTATCCCTGCTGGAAGCACTTACCACCCTGTGCTGCGAGGTAACGTTGTATTTCAGATACTTGGCCAAAGTTATGCTGAAGAAAAACAGTGGACGGCAGCAGGGAGTGGTAGGACATTCAACAGCCAGGATGACATTGGAGTAATTCTCTCGGATTTAAGCATTAGATTTTATCCGCACCAATATATCACGGATATTGACATCAAGAACAACCTCTACGTCAGAGGACAAGGAATGAACAACAGCGCCAACATCAGAACCATCAGAACCGAAATAGGAACAAGGAACGGAAATATACAGTCAAGCTCATTTCTGATGAACGCCAACGGAGACTACATCCAAGGTATGGGCTATACAGACGGCAATAGCATTACAATCGAAAGGCCAGAAGAAAGGCTTGCCGACAAGGTTATGGAAATATTCGGCGAAAGGAGAATCATCAATTCACACGTCTGCCGAGCATCAAGAAAGGTGCAGCATACCATCTTCTCGGATGGGCAAAAGGCTTACATGGCAGTCGAGACAAAGAACGACTGGAGAAGGAACATTCAGACCATAAAAACCATTGAAATAAAAGACATATAAATATGGCAACAATACTCGGAAATAATCTAATAGTATCACTCGGCGGTCAAGCTATTTTCGGTGCCAAATCTTGCACCCTCACGGTGGATGCTGGAGTCATCCCAACATCGTCGGCAACCGACGGCACGTGGGAGCACTCAGAAGTAGGCCGAAAGTCATGGAAAGTACAGACATCACACATCGTGCTATCGACGGGATGGATTTCACTGGCCACCAACCCACTTGCAGCTGCCAGTATGGTGGGGCAGAAGTATATCATGCAACTCAGCATCAGCGGAATGACGGGGGCAACACTCACCGGCACATCCATCTGCAAGACATTCCGCATTGCAGGCAGTGTAGGCGCACTCGCATCCGGCAGCTTCCAGTTCGAGGGCGATGGCCCGCTCGGTCCACCAGCGCAGCAGTAAATCATCGCATATCTTCATCCTTTCACTGCTTTTTAATGGCAGATGGCTGGCCTTATGCGGTTTGTCCGCCTTTCCCAATACTAAGAGCGACAAAGAACAACCCTTGCCGCTCTTAGTGTTATACTTGCGGTTCAGTCGAAATTCTCCAAATTTCAGCCATTCTCGGATGAAATCACCACGTCCCCGTGATGCTCTCCAGCCACTCATCATTCACACTGACCGTTGCAGTCCCGGCACTGCCAAACAGCGGCCCGCTATATTCAGAAATCCTGTTGCATTTGAATGCCGCATCGCTGATAGTCGCCGTACCGACGGCCGCACCATCGCCATCCTTCGCCGTCACCACGACATCTGTAGTCCACTCCGTTGCAGAACTGAAGCCGAAAATACTCATCGACAGCGTGCCCGTCGTACCGATATACGATGCTGGCACTGTCACCGACCTCGCATGAATGCTGCTCGCTCCTGACGGTTCACCCGTCAGATAGTTCACGCCATAATACCACATTGCAGGTGTCAGTGTCAGTGTCGCCATAGTGCCGGGTATCTCGTCCGTTATCGTCACTTTCAGCTTTGTCACCACACGGTCAAGCGTTACCGCCCTGTTGCCATTCGACGTGCTCACTACATCAACGGAATAATCCTTCCAGAACGTATCACTTGGCCGAGTCCATGTAATCGTGTGAGCCGTTGCGTCCACCGTTGGCTCCGTGCCACGGCTCGCCGTGAAATATACATGATGCGAGCCATACGTCAGCGACATCTGCGGCTGTCCCCAGTCCACATCCGTGCTGACCTGGTGCAACGACTGCACGCACTCGCCACCCACGAAGTCAAACACCCACAAGTCCGTCAGCGCATTGCCATCCGCCGTCAGGTATGTTGCCCCCCGTCTTGCCCTGCTCCCACCCACTACTTCCGTCGCGTCAGCGTCGGAATCTGCGAAAGTCGGACTTTCAAAGTCTCCATTCATCGTAAACGTAAACTTCTTCGAGGACGATTTATCAGAAGTTACCCCCCCCCCGTTCACTTTCG